TCTCCCCTTGAGTGAGTCGGCGGCTTCCTTCATTGCGTCTTCCACGGCCGCCTTGACGCGCTCGCGGCCATCCCAGACCGTGCCGTAGAAGTAGTCGGGTCGGCCCTTCTGCTGGACCCACGCCTCCCGGTCGCCGAACACCGGGTGTCGCCAGCCGCGACGCGCCTGCCACGCACCGGCAAGCGGCGCGTTCGTGGTGATCCGCACGCCGGAACGGGAGTTGCCGGTGAGGATGCCGACCTTGACCGCGCCCGCGATGTTCCGCCGCAGCCCGGTCGAGCGCCCCCGCCCTGCGGAGTAGGCGTACTTCCGCTCCATGCGGACTCGCGTGCCCTTCTTCGTGCGGACGATTCGGGGCGTCCAGCCGTCCTTCCTGCCGACTCCCTCACCCGGCTGCAACGCCTCGGCCTTGACGTCCTCGGCGACGCCCTTGGCCGCGTCACGGATGCGACGCCGTAGCGCCGTCCTGAGCTTCGGCTCGACCTGCGACGATCGCGCGAACAGCTCGCGGAAGTCCCTCGTGTCGACCGTGAACTCGGCCGCCCCGGATGACTGACGGGGCACTCAGAGCGCCGTGTCGGAGGTGCGGAGGACCGCGGTGATCGCGTTTCCTGCCGACGTCTCCATGCCAGAGAACGACACGGACTGAACAGGGCCAGAACCGTCAGCAGACTCGGCCAAATCCCCATCCAGGCGGATGCGCGGCAGCCCGATCTGGAACACGTCGGTGCCAATCGTGGACGACAGCAAGAGAGGTAGATCCGTCTGGTTCAAGAGCGCGTCTCGGTAGGTGACGTCCAGGAACTCCAGCTCCGCCCGACCTGACACCTTCGGGATCTCCCGTTGGAGCCTGGTGACCAACCCGCCACCACCGAGGTTTCGGTCCTTCCGGAGGTTGCGACTGAGCGTCACCCCAGCTGACCGAACGACGGCGATTGGCGTGGTGCCGCTAGCGAGGACCGTAGTGGTCGGCGCCGTGTAGGTACCCCCAGCCGCCGACGCCGATCCAAAGTGATGCACGGCCGGACTCGTCGTGTATGTCGGAGGCGTGTATGCCGTTGCGGTCGACAGAGACTTGCCGAGGAACTTCGGCTTGATGGTGATGATGTCCTCGGAGGGGAAATCGAACTCCACCGAGTCGACCATCATGCCCGAGAAGGTTTCATCGGTAGTCGCCCCAGCTGACGTCACGAGACGCCGCTGGAGCGTCAAGGACGACGGGTCATCGCCCCATGTGAACACCTGCTGATAGAGGCCGGCTGAGACGAGGGTCGACGTCGCAGTTCCGAAGATGGCCTGGAACAACAGGCCCATCCCCTTGGCCTGCACGGGCGCCGTGAACTCGCCGGTCACGTCGCTTCCGATGAGAACTCGCCGGTCGGACGTGTCGAAACGCCTCCCCACCCGGAGCGCGTTCGACTGCTTGATGATCGGCACCCATGCGAACTTCGCAGACCCAGGCACGTAATCGACGCCTCGACTTGTGGCGACAGGAGTGCCGAAGGTCGACTCGACACCTAGCCCAAGGGTGACGTCCTGCGTTGTGGTCACTTCGCGGCCTCCTTGCTGGTGCGAGGCTCAGCAGCGGCCTCGAAGTTCTCGGACTGCTTCAGCAGCGCGGCCGCAACGTCATCGGGCACGTCGATCACCGCACCTGCCGCGACGTCCCCAGTGAAGGGGTTCCAGATGTCCCCCAGGGGGCTGATGTTCTTGATCTTCACGACGCCTCCCAGGGCATGGTGAGCGGACCCCGTTGCGGCGCAAGGGGTTACGGGGGTTGTGGTCAGGGGTAGATGCGAGCCTTGAAGGCGACGGAGAACTGCACGAGGACGGCCGCGCCGTATTCGGTGCGGTCCATGAGCCACTGGACCGAATCGCCGAACAGGACAGTGGTGAAGGTCGGCAGGTCCTGGAAAGCGTCGTGCGCGAGCCACGAGCCGATCTGGTCGACCATGCCCTCGGCGTCAGAGAGCGCGGCGTCCATGTCGTCGTCGCCGCGCTCGACGAACACGGCGCACGACACCTCGCCGGCCTCATCCCGGTTGCGGGTGCCCATCGTGGCTAGCGCCTGCTGGGACCGCGCCGATGTTGGGGTCGACTGGAGTGTCGGGTCGTCATAGCCGACCCAGACGCGCGCTCCAGGGGTGCTGTCGAGATGGACCCCGAGCGTCACATTCACGTCAGTGAAGAGCCCAGAGAACCCGTCGCGCAGCGCCCGCATGAACTGCGGGACGGCAGAGGCGGTCACGCGAAGCCCGGAAGCGTGAAGGGGTCCAGCAATTCGCGGACCCGGTTCGGGATGAGGTAGCCGGGCGCGGGCGAGTCATCGACGGGCCGAGTGGCTGTTCCGCGCTGGGGTCGCCACAGGTGGCTCACGAGTTCCAGGACGGCCGTGCGGATTGGTGCAGGCAGCTCGGCCCAGCCCGCGGTGTAGACCAGCGTCCACGTCCCCAGCGCGCACGACGCGTTTGTCACGACCCCGCCGACGCCAATGCGGAAGCCAGACGTGACGGCGTTGCCGTCAAGATCGGTCGCGGACGTGACGGCAGTCGTCGTTGTCGGCAAGACGAACGAGGGGCCGCCGAACACGATCGAGGACTGCGAGGCCGACGCGAGTGGACCGACACGCTGGGCGACCAGCGACTCGGCCGCGTCGATGAGCCCCTGCAACACAGCCCCGTCCACGTTGGCTGTGGATGAGGCCATGCGCAGGTAGGCCATCGCCTCGTCCATGAGGATGACGGACACGGGTCAGCGCTGACGGGTCGAGCGCTTCGGAGCCTCGGCCTGCTCGGGCGCGAACGCTGCGATCTGGGCGTCGACCTGCTTTGCGCGGTCGGTCAGGCCGCGACGCTCGTACCCGTCGCGTTCGGCTCGCAGGGCGGCGACGTGGGCGGCGCGACGCTCGGCGGCGTCGCTCTGGATCTCTGGCATTGGTGTTGCTGCCTTTCTGGCCGGGCCCAGCCCCAGGTGCCCTTTGGGCGCCCTGGGGCTGGACTAGGACGATCAGAACGTCGGCGTGATGAGGCCGGTGCCGGAGACCTTCTGGTGACCGTTCGTGTAGCGGCGGAACGAGTACGCGAAGTACCCGTAGACCACGAACAGGACGCCGAGGGACGCCACCGGAGGCTGCTCGGCCCGGATAAACACCGGGGCCTGCGGGTCCTCCCACAGGTGCAGTTCAGAGGCGTTGACCACGTAGATCTCGTCCTCGTTGGTGCCCGCGCCCAGGTTGGTCGCGATGTTGTTGTCAACGATGACCTTGATGCCGTTCGGCAGGACACCGCGGACGCCCTGGCCATAGCCGGTGGCGTAGTTCACGCCGCCCGCCTGGGTCGGGATGCCGGGCTGGGCGATGAACGGCCACGAGGTGCCAACGTTCGCCTGGAGCCACGCCCAGCGACGGGAGTGCATGACCGCGTAGAGGTCGCCGACGCCCTGGTCGAGCATGACCGCCTCGAGGTTGGCCTGGGCATTGAGCAGCTTCGGCCAGAGCTCGGCGGCAGTCGGCGAGGCGTCCGTGTAGGTCACGGCCTGGGCGACGTTGGTCATGCCAGTCGTCGCGTCGTTGAGCAGCTTCGCGTCGAGCGCCGAGTGGTAGCGCCGCATGAGGTCGTTGAGGGTGACCTCTTCGACGCCCGTGCCACGCTCCACCGACTGACGCGAGAGGGTCTGCTGACCCGCCACGGTGAGGACGCTCTCGGTCAGCAGCGTGTCGTCGATGTTCGTCTCCGACACCGCCGAGTTCTCCGAGGACTGCGCGGCAGCCGAGGTCGCCGTGGTGATCCGCGAGATGTTCACCGTCATGCCGCTGGCCGGCAGGTCGTGCCGGTTGCAGATGTCGGCGAACGGCCGGGACGCCGCGACGGCCGGGGCCACGAGGTCAGTGAGGTACTGCGGGACGACCAAGCCGGCGAAGGCGCTGGTGCCGGCGGCGCGCTCGAACACGTCGGGTCGCTCCACGCGCTCCTCGGCCATGTGCCGCTCGATGCGAGCGCGGGCCGTGTAGTCGCCGAAGAACTGCCCGGCGACGTCGCGGAGGAACTGCTTGCCCTTCGGGTCGGCCTCACGGGTGTACGTGCGCGGCTCCTGGCCGACGCGGACAACCGAGTCGCGGGTGACCGGAGCGGAATCCGCCACCGGGTGGACCTCGCGGGACAGCCGGTCGGCGGCGTCGTCCCGAGCCTGCTCGGCTTCGAGGTCGGCGCAGCGGGCCTGCAAGACGTCGATCTCGGCGTCGAGAGCGTCCTTGGCGGTACGCAACTCCTTCACCTTCACCTCGTCGGGAGACTCGGTGCTGCGGAGTTCGCCGAGTTCGGTGGCGAGCCGGTTGCGCTGGTCCAGCTTGTCCTTCATCGTGGACCGGACCTGCGCGATGAGCTGGGCAATCGTCATGGTGACGGTGCCTCCTTCTCCCCGCTTGGGGGTATCGTCGATTGGGTGGGGTCCCCGTGACGGCGTGGGTTGGACAGGCAGGCCGTGGCGTGCGTGGCGAACCTCGCGGGCATGGGTTTGGCCCGGTCGCCGCGAGGGCTTCCGGGTGGCTCTGTGGGGGTGGTGCTAGATGCCGGGGATGCGGCGGTGGCGTGTCTCGTCCTCGTCGATCATGACGAGGCGGCGCGGCTCGGTGGCCTGTTCGCGGGCGGAGGAGGTCGCATTCGGGTTGGCCCCGAAGTTCACGGCCGACACGTCGCCGCGGTCGAGGTCAACCTCAACGATCCGGTACTCGGTGTAGTCGGGTGACCACTGGCCCTTGACGATGCGGAACTTGAACGACGCCTCGGCGAGGTCGCCGCGTTCCAGCGCCTTGAGCATGTCCGCCACGTCCGTACGGGTGTGGTCCACCGTGGCCTCGTAGGTCAATCCGGACTCCCCGACCGAGAGGGCCAGGGTCCGGTTGCGGGTGTGAGCCATCGGCAGGCCGCCGCCTGCGCCGTGGTTCAGGGTGAACTCGACCAGCGGGTTCCGGGCCAGGGTCGCATCGAACGCCGACCCGTCCACGACCTCGGTGTACGGGCCGAACATGTCGTGCATCTCGTACGGCGTCTCAGTCACCGAAGCGACCCCGTAGACGACCCGCTCCTGCGTCTCGCCCTTGGCGCGGATGGTGGCGGGGGAGCCGCGATGCCCACCCATCTCGGGGGCCATGCGCCGCTGTGACGGGCGATCGAAGTCACGCACCTCAGCCGTTGAACGCGCCTTGGCGGCATCCTTGAAGGTGGTCATGCCTGGGCTCCTTGCGGGGTCTGCTTGGCGGGGAACAGCCGCGCGAACTCGGCTTCTTGCTCGGGGGTCAAGGGCGGCAGGTTCTCAAGATCGCGAACCTCAGACGGCGGCAGGAACCGCGACCGGATGCCGACCTCGTAGGACTCGTATCGGGACTGCTGGTCCATCCGCAGCAGCGCGCCAGGGTTGAGCTTCGCGTACCTGGGCCGAGGCAGCAGCAGCCGGGAGAACGCATCCTCGCGGCGCACGATGGCCGGCCCCAGGTTGATGATCAGCAACTGGAGGTGGCGCTGGGTGATGTTCGCGTATGTGATGCTCGACCCGCCCGCAGGTGCGTCGATGAGGTCCCCGGGAACGCCGATGAACCGGGCCGCGTCGTTGATGCTGAATGACATCTGCTCGATGAACGAGGACTCGGACGCCTTCGCGGCGAGCATCGAGTATTCCCAGTCGTTGCCCGTCACGAACACGTCGCCGCTGGACACCGACGCCTTGAACCGATCCTTGACGCCCTGCGCCTCAATTGGCGTCAGGGTCTTGGCAGTGTTCCGTAGGTGCGACGCGGGGACCGCCGAGTTGCTGAACCAGCCCGCCGCGAACTCCTGCGCGGACAGGTGGCCATTGATGGACATCGCGGCATAGGCGATCGGCGACAGCCCTACCGGGACGCCGGAGACGGTGTACTGCCGCTCGTGCCACAACTCGGACGGCTGGTACGTCTTGCCGGAGATGCTGTAGGTCACAGCCCCCTTGAGCGATCGGACAACCACGTCGTCAATGCACACCGGCTCGATCACGGACGGCAGGCCGAACGAGTCCCGCGCGCGGACGATGCCGACCGTGTTGCCCGCCGAATCGAGGTCCACCTGGGTTGAGTACGCCCACTCCACGTAACTCGTTCCGGGGCCCGCGGGGGACTCCAGCACTAACGGCTTGGCCGTCTCGACCTGGATGCCGTTCACGCGCCTGAACACGTCGACCGGCATGGTTGAGATGAGGTCGGCGCGCAGTCGCAGTCCGGCCCAGATGGCCGAGTGCCGCAGGGCTTCGTCTCGCTTCACCGACCTGGCCGATCCCTTCGCCCCGACAGAGCGTTGGGTGACATAGGCCGTCGCGTCGGTGGACCCTGCACGCTTGAAGAACAGGCTCACCGGGTCAGCCGCCACGATGCAGCCAGGCACGCACACCCGGCGACCGCCAACGCGGCAGGCCACCACAGCAGCGCCGCGAACGCCACCAACAGCGCGACCCCCAGGAGGTCAAGGACAGTCGTCAACACCCTGACCTCCGTCAGTAGATCGAGTCGAGCGGGTCATAGTTCGGGGCCTGCCCGAGCAGCCACAGCGCCCGCGCTACCGCAGCGACCGGGCCAACCTCCGGCGCGTCGCGCAGGACGAACGCCCGTTCTCCGCTTGTCGTTTGGGGCCGCCACCGGGCGGCCTTGATGCCGTCATTAAGCGCCGGCTGGTTGCCGTGGCGCGCCGACGAGTCGTTGATCGCGTCCTCCAGGAGGCCGCACGCCGCCGCAAACTCGGCGCCATTGACCGCCTCGAACGGCACACCCTCGCGCTCCAGCTCGTCGCCGAACGCCGACGTCGCGACCGTGCC